CAGATAAGGCCACTCAATCCACTTACCGTATTCGCCATAATCAATCGCAAATTGAAAAAATGAATAGTGTTTTCCAATAAAGAGAGAGAAATAATATTCTTTTCCATAATCATCTCTGACACCACAATTAAAAAGTCTCATTTCACTTTACCATGAAGAGAACAATCACCATTCACCCACTTACGTCCATCAGGCATTTCTTCATTATCCATTACAGGACACTTGCAACCTTTCTCGACTGCTTCAGGAGATCCAGGAACAGCACCATTCCACTCTTGGTATGTCATCGCATCCATTTCCTCATCCGTGTAGTTTGGATTATCAGGCTGCTGACAGCGTGACAGTTTTGCTTTCAGATCATAAATCTCATCCTGCATCTCAGCAAATTCTTTTGAATACTCTTCACAAAGCTTCAGTTCAAACTCATCAGCAATCTTCTTCATATCTTCTTCACTACGCATATCATTAAATGCAAGTGAACAAGCGCCTTTCATGATACCAATTTCATTATGTCCCATTGAACGGGCAACAGTTCCAAAGAAACGGAACAGTTGAATGGTATTAAGATCTTCACAAGGGATCTCAAAGGTATAATGCTCTTCAGGAAGAACTTCATCATCATAGATACCAGAACCACCATAACTAGGGGTCCATTCGGTGTCAAAAGAAACTTTGAGTTTTGCTGTGTAGGTCATTGATCTTGATTTGTATGCACATACTATAAGACCCCCTGACGGAAAAATCAAGGGGTCTTGTGCCAGTTCAGTTTTTGTCCTTGAACTCTTTCATCATCTCTTCGGCAAGTTTGATGGATCTACGCCATATCAAGTACTTGACGATTGGATTTGCGGGATTGTGCAAGATCCACCATTTAGTCTTTTCGTACTGCACTCTGGCCAGTTGAGTGAGCATATAAAACCCTCTTGCAACTGATTGGTCAGTCACAATCAAGTACGCAACACAAAAGAAAATAATGAAGTATATGTATGTAGAACTCATTGCCTTAAAGTTTTAATGTATTGTAGCACTTGTTCACGAACTGCCATGAGCTCATTGTAACACTTTTGATTGTGAGCACAATTTCGCAATTCTGGATCTGGCTTCAATACACTTTCTTCAAACAGAGTCAATCCGCGATTCCATTTGTCAATTTGAGATTCTTCAGTCATTTTTTGATTACTTTAATGGGACAGGAAGGAACAACTTTGCGGATTTCTTGTACTATTTCAGTTCTTTGAACTTCACTTAATCCTACAACTCTCGTGAGACGATTAATTAGACTCAATGCATCAGAGCAAGTAATAATGGTTGTAGTAAGAATTACAACCATGGGTTTCTCCTATTCTATTACTATTTAATGTAGTTTATAAAATTTTAATAATCAATCCCAACTTACGTTTTGCACAAGGAACCCAGGCATTACATAAGTCCAGGCACCAAGTTCCTGATTGCCTCCAATCTTATATTCCCATTTGTATTCAAACTTATTATGACTATCCCAAGTCATATAACCCCTCTCTTTATCAAAACGGCCTTTGATAGTCAGACCATGTTTATTAGAAAAGATATTGCGAGTGCGAAGGGCACCAGTTTTTTCACGAGTTTCAACCACCACGCATACATCTGGATAAGTTTGGGCACCTTGCTCCAGAATACATGGAGTTTCATATCGGAATGGGCGATAAGTTTCCTGAGAAAAAGCAGGAGAAGAGAACATCAGTGCAGCAAGAAAGATCAGTTTTTTCATCCAATTACCCTCCAACAAACAGTAGCGTTTCCTTTTCGTGCAGATTCAATGTGGGAGAATGCTGCATAACTTAAGTCGAGATCAGCATGAGAATACGGACCACGATCATTTACGCGAACAATAACCTGCTTACCATTGTTCTGATTCGTTACCCGTATGCGTGAACCCATAGGTAGATAAGGGTGAGCTGCAGTCCAACGATAAGCATCAAACCGCTCACCATTTGCCGTAATTTGTCCATGAAATCCATCCCCGACTCCGTAGTATGTAGCAACACCACAAACAAGACCAGCAACCAATCCAATCATTTAATAATCTCCCAATTTTCATCACCTCCTTCTGGAATCCAGAAGAAGTATTGACCAGTGACGGAAGCAAGAAACAATTTTCCATCCTTACGTTGCTCAACTCTGCAAGAATGAAGTTTATTCATTTGATTTGCAAAACGATTTTTTGCCTTCGAACTTTTTGGTTTGACGCAAACAAATTCGGATTTCATTTTAAGCATTGAACTTCAAGTATTATAGCAAAGGAAAGGGGTCAGCGAAGACCCCAGTGTGACAGTATCAGAGTTGGTTCAGAGGAATCAAACGATTCATAGCCCGCAGTTCCTGGTGCTTTTCATCATCCGCAAATTGGGGAATAGCACCAAGAATAGTGAAGGGACGTTGTTCTGGGAGAGCAATCTGAATACCATTCAACTGACTATTGATCAGTTTCACCGTCTGAGTATGGAACATTTCCAAGTCATTGACAAAACTCTTCATTTCTTCACGCAGTCGCTCTGCAGTCTTTTCTGTGCTGTAAAGAACAATGTAAGTGTGATGACCATGCGTAGTATTTGCAAGGATTTGGTCAACCCAGCAACGACGAGCATTGGTCTTACCAGTCGAATAAAAAACCAATTGGTTTTCATTCAGAGGAGTGGGAGCGTCAGGGAAAGCGATACCAAGTTCCTTAACTTCCTTACAATCCTCAAGATAGCCGATCCATTCAGAACGTTCTTTGTCCACGATGATAGGATCACCATTGGGAGTAGAACGCAGAAGGATTTGCTTACCGATCTTGGTAATTGTTCCAGCGATATTGCTATAGAATCGCTCAATCTGGACTTGGTTATACAACCAATCGTTGATTGAAGCTTCATCTTGATTAACGATTCCCTTTCCAATCAGGTAGACACCTGCAGAAATAAAATCATTCATTGTTGCGCGACGTGCAACAAGGTGATCGTTTGCGATCAAACCATCAACAACATCGGACAGTTCTTCGCTTACATCTGAATCATAAGAGAAGATTGCAACAGGGATGCGTTTCCAACCGGCAAGGATTGCAGCACGGATACGAGTGCGACCATCTTTGATTTTACCAGTTGTAGAAACAATGGGAGGGAAGGGGTTATAGTCCCAACCGTGCTCATCATAACTGTATGCAATATCGTCAGTTGCATCATCTTTGTTTTGCTCTGAACGAACCGCAGCATTGTTCAGGTCATCATCATGAAGTTTCTTTCCAGAAATATCAAGGAAGGAAAACTTCACAAATGTACCGTACTTTTGGCGTTGGTTGAGTTTCTCAACCGACCAGCGGCCGTTATACTCACTCAGATCAAGATCAGCACATGTGATCTTCTGAGAAAGAAAGGGAATCGTAGTCATTAATGTTTGCTCCAATAGCATTATTTGATGTGTGTGAGAGGGGAATTGCCAGCGGCATGTCTCTCACACTACTAGGACAATCTAAGGGGCCCAGTTCAAAATGTCAAGGCCTCATCCTTCACATTGTCTTTTCCTAACACTCTCACAATCAAATCCAAAGATCTTTGATGTGGTCTCTGTCCCCATCCATACCATTTGCTTTTCTTTCCATTATGATATGGAGGTAACTTTCCAACAGTATAATACTGTTCAGCAGTCAGATCATAGATTAGTTCATCATTCTGCAACCACCAATGGTAATCTTCTCGGTAATCAACTCCAGCCATTGGAGTTAATTGATCGGTATCCATTAGATAAAATAATGCTTGAGTTGAATGGTAGCAATGTCCATACATCGGATTGATTTGATTCTCTTCCCGATACTTTGGTGTTAAAAGATCTGGTGTGAGATTGCGTCTAATCAATCCCATCACCAGAGCCATGTTTGCTTCAGAGTATCGGTAAGGTTCAAAAGTTAATCTTCTTGTCTGGAAGATTTTCTTATCTTTATATCTGTGTCTCTCTACGATCTTGGCCATATTTTTCTCAACCCTAGCAAAGGTATTCTATTGAGTTTTTATCGTTGTGTCAAGCGATTAGGAAAATAGATGAAATCTTCAATTCCCAGATAGTCATTGAAGAGTTGTTCTTCCATCAGTCTTGCTTCAATTTCCCATGGTTGATCAGAATAATCCGTCTCCGTGTGGTCTATGCCCCTCCAGAGGCGTTTGCCGTGCTTATCCTTAAGATTCCCCATAACGTGTTGATAAACGTGCCACAGCTCGTGAAATAGAGTCTGTAGATAGAGATCTGAGTCCATTTGATTATGCAACTCAATCTCAAATTCACGAGGACGCCAATTACAATCAATGACGCCACACCACCCATAAACACCTTCTCGCACAAGACCACGATGATTCACAGTGATCTCAATTTTGTGTTTTGGGAGATACTTTTCGATGAACCAAGTTACAGCATCCTGACAACGACGCTTGCTGTAATTGTAGCCACTAGTGTATAATGTAAGCATCAGAATACGAAGTTCAAAACTGCCGCAGAGACCTTTGTTGCCCAGTGAATGAACCATACAAAAGATCCGACAAACAGAAGTCGGTCTAGATTCGAGTACCTCATCGGTTTCGTGTATTTGAGGCCATAATAAAACCCCCAGTGGGTGTTCTTGGGGTTGGGTGTGCCAGTTTTTTAACTGTCTACTCAGTTAGATGGTTTCGTCGGCCATTCAATAACCCAAGGAAATCCATCTTGAAGAGTAATATTTCTAAGTTCTTGTCGGTATTCTTTCCACTCCAAATCATTCAGTAGATTGACATCTCTACTCTGTGTCCAATCAGATTCTGCTAAAAGTTTATTTCTCTCCGAACGAACTGATATTTTTTGTCCTTCAATATTTTGCTGTTTCTCTTCTTCAGGTAAAGGTTCCACTATCCATTGTTGAGTCCAAATACCTTGGACCAGAACTGGAGTTGTTTCTGTAATTTTTTCAGTAACATTATCTATTTGTGGCGCAGATATTTCCCTAACTTCTACTACACCATAACTAGAAAGTTGTTCACTATCAAGTGGAACTGAGAAAGATGTGTGTGGAAATTTTTTCTGAAGATCAATTATATCAATTGGATACTTGGCAATTTCATTATTTTCTACAAATGCTAACATAATTATTGTTGTTTGTAGTGACGTTTTTTGTATTTATAATTGATTTACTATAACGAAGTTCTTGAAATTGATAATGAATCAGATACGTCCGTATATGAAGGTGTTGCAATAGAATATCCAGGATTACTCGTTGAGGGGGAATAACTTGCAGCACTACCTGGGGGGGAAGAAGATAGGAAATTCGAAATGGCATATCCAGTAGTCCTAGTGCCATCATCCGGAATTTTTACAATACCAGAATTTCCTATTGCATATAGAATACCACTTCCCGCATGTGTGATTGATTGAACGTCTCCTATACTGGAAAATTGTCTAGCCCAAGAAAAAGTTCCATTAATTAATTTAATTATTCTTCCACCAGCACCACCAAAATAAAAACTTATGGATGATGTTTTATCGACACCTACACAATATAGGGGAATTCCTGAGGAATACCACCCACTTCCAGATCCAACCATTACGTATCCGTTATTACTAGAATCGTTCCCAACAACATTAAGTGTCTGTTCTCCACTATAACCAGTCATTCCGCAACCAAAAGAATTTAAATTTATATTAGTATTATATGAAGCGGTAGAAACATTATTTCCAGTTGAAGTCTGCAATCGACTTACAATTCCACCTTGAGACCATATCATATAAAGTCTATCATTTACTTCATCTATAACACATTGTCTTCCTTGATAGTAAGGTCCAGATGAAAACCACAATCTAGATACCCATTGAAGAGTTCCACTACTATTTAATTTTTGTACAAATGCTCCAGTTGTGGGATCATTCGATTGCCCTGCCATGTAAACATTTCCAGCACTATCAACTCCTCCCCCATACCAAACAACGGCCAATGCTGAAGTAGAACCTATGGTCGCTTTCTTAATCCACTGCAAAGTTCCGGAACTATTATATTTTGCAACAACATTTTGTCCCATTGAATAAACATTATCTGAAGAATCTACTCCAAGATTCTGAATGTTAAGTGAGGATGTTGAAGTATCACGATACTTTCTTACCCACTGAGTAACTCCCTGTGGATTTATTTTATTTACATGTCCATTATAATTAGTTCCATCATATAATGATGCAGTAAAGTAAATATTTCCGGCAGAATCTACTGCAGATGTGCCACCCCCATTATAGTAAAAATTGCTAGAAAAAGTACCAATCCACCAATTATAACTTACTGATGTTCCAGAAGAACCTAAAAATGTCAGCGATGAAATAGGATCCATAAAATTCCTCAGGATGTAGTGTAGTCTACTAGAGAGGATCCTCTCCAAATTGTTCCACCATCATCAGTGACAAAAATAAAAAGATGAGTTTTTGAAGATCCCAAAACTGGTCCAGTTCCGGATGGCCATCTAACTCCAGTTGGCCAATTAATACTCGGTGATCCTGTTGTTGTTAGTTCTAATGTAAATGCATATGCTCTTGATGGTGGAATATTACTGAAAGTAAATGTACTTGTCGATGAAATTGATTTTATAAAATAATTTCCTTGACTACAATCAATATCTAAAGAAGGAACCGAAACAAATACCTGTGCGTATCGACCTGCAAGATCAATAGCAGTACCTGATCCAGCCGCTTGACCAACACCAATACGTGAGACTTGATAAGTATTACTAGTATTTAATTCATTTGCTATTGTTGCTGTTGTTGCTGTTGTTGCGCTGGCAGCACTAGTTGCTGTTGTGGCATTAGATGCTGTTCCAGTAAGATTACCTACAAAACTAGATGCTGTTACTACCCCAACATTAAGGTTTGGAGTTCCACTAAGTCCTGTTGCAGTTCCAGTTAAGTTTCCAACAAAACTTGTAGCAGTTACAACACCAACATTGATATTTGGAGTTCCACTAAGTCCTGTAGAAACTCCAGTTACATTTCCAGTAAGATTGCCAATAAAGTTCGTGGCAGTTACAACTCCAGAAACATTAAGATTACTCGCTGTTACAATACCAGCAACACTAACCCCACTAGCGGTCAATATTCCAATCGGAGCTACTAATTGAGATTTAGTTTGAGACATTATCTCTTATTATCTTTTTTTAGTATTTATCAGATTTATCTTGACATATCATTCGCACAGTGAGCACGTTTTCCATCTGCAAGTACATAATGAAAAAATATTTGATGATAATAAGTATCATCAGTCTTTGGTTTGAATAATTTAAACCCTTTATGTCTGGAGGGAAGGGGATCTCTCCAGTGTGGTCTTTCGCAACCTTTATAGATCATTCCATCACCAGGATTCAGGCATACTGATCTATTTTCCCCATATTCAATGATTTCCATTTTGGATTTATCTTTGTATGTGTCTGGAGTTTTAATCCATATAGGCCAACATTCTTTTAAATTCGTACTAATATTTACACTTACTGAAATTTCACAGGCATCACGATCCACATGAACTTTTAATTCTTGCCCAGTGAAATAGAATCGATCATAATAGTAAGTATTATATAACTTTCTACCAAGAATTTCCTCTAATTTTAAACGAATACTGGAATGAATTGATCTATATTGTGGATGACTATAAACTGCAAGAGATCCTTCAACTTGCGTTTCAAGCTCTTGATATGAAAACTGATCTAATCTCTTTCCCCAGTAAGTAATTTGCCCCCTTTCATTCGGAACATGTCGATAAAGTTCCTTTGGATTCCATAGATCTTTGACTACAAGATAACCATCGTTATCAAATTTTTCATTGCGAGTCCAAGATGTTCCTGCGTTCAATCTTTCCTGATAAGCAAGACGCTCCTCTGTCATTTGTTCTGTCATGATCACTTCCAACGAGGTCCAACTACCCAACCAACAACACTCTTACGTAGTCCACTTTTAACTGGGAGAACACGATGTTGAGTTCTTGAATCGAAGACAATTACAGTTCCCTTTGCTCTTGGTGCAAAGTAAGATTTCCCTGCTTCATCTAAAAGTTGAAGGTTTCCTCCTTCATAATCATCGGGATCTGAAAGTTGAAGAACGAAAGATAGTTTTCTTACAAGTTCAATGTTTTCATTTACAAAGTCACTTGCAAGTCCATCGACACGATTTCCGACTGCTTGTGGTTTATAATGACTGGCAAGACCTGCATCATTGTGCCAACCATAAAACTCACCTGGACCATATTGAGTATATTGCATATTCTCACCATCAATATTTCTCAAGTCGTAAAGAAAGTTTTCACGATTAGCTCTTTGGACATAATGCCAAATAAAACCACCCAACCAATGATGAGTGGGAACCCATGCATTTTTTGAGTTTCTTTTATCTTTGTTTAATGCATCTCCCATCAACCTAGAGTCCCCCATCTGAGAATCAAAGTTTTCTGAAAGATCTTCTTCAATTATTCCTATGATTTTTGGATTTAAGTCTGTGTGATACCAAATACTTTGAAAGGCCAAATCTCAATCTCCCTATAATTTGTTCAACACCATTATATATGAACTATATAAAATCTTAATTTATATTTTTTTAATTCTTATTCTTAAGTTTCTTCATTGAAAATCTATTTTAACTTCTCAACTTTTGTTTCCATTTCATAAAGTGTCTATGAAATTACGGATGTTCTTCTTGGTTTTACTTCAAATACCCAAGATGTCCAAGAACTAGAAGTAGAATTAGTGACATTTGTGGAGGAAAATGAAGTCAACCCTCTGGGAAAATTTAATACACTGGCACTATAATGCAAAACTAATCGAGGATTAGTGAAACCTGCAAAATATCTAAGCATCCCTAAAGGTGGATTATCTATACCAGTGGTTGAACTTCCAAAATTGTGAGCAGCATGTGCCATAATAACCGATGTTCCATTTGGATTTTGTGGAGTTAATGCTGGATAATTTATTGTATTGCTAGATCCAGTATTTCTTGCAACTGAACCTATACTAGCAACACCCCTTATGATTGTAGTACTAATATTAGTAGTACCGGACCAAGTTCCAGAAGTATGCCCAGATCTTGTCGCAAAAGCGTATGCAAGAACACTAGATGTTGCGTTGGCACTGCTAGTTCCTAGGGTAATCCAAGTGGGAACAGTTGCAGAAGCAGCTGGAACAGTTATTGCTGTGGCGCTAGTACTTCTATATGCAAAAACTAAAATTAGATCACCAACTCTGTGTGGAGAAATTGCTGTGGACGTTGCATTTGTAGATGTATTTCCCTGAAATGTTATTGCCATAATTTAGAATACTAATGTGGCGTGTAAAAATGTAGGTGATCCAGAAATTGCTGATGTAGTTATCCAAACAAAATTATTTGCTGGGACCGTTGCATTATTGAATGATGTTATTGAAGTTCCTGTGGTTGTACTTGCAACTGATACACCACCAGTTACAACTTCAGTTCCAGCAGCACTAAGGTCTGCTCCGTATCTAATTGAAAATGTAATTCCGGTTCCAACTGTAGAAATTCCAATTACAGATTGTATTCTATTAATTACAATTTGTGATGGTGTAAAGAACATTGGAACTTTTTCTGCAGTGCCTGGGTTGTCAAGAGTAATTGACTTTGTTTGTGGAACATTGGTCAACAAAGATCCATCACCAGAAAACTTTGTAGCAGTTAAAGTTCCTGTTGTGCTAATACTAAATGGAGCAAATCCATTCGCAGAAGTTGCATCATCTTCTCTGAATATTCTAAATTCGTTAGATGAACCATAGTTATCAATGTTCCAGCGATAAGAAGAACCTGGTTGTCCTCTAAAAATTAATCTATTATCCGAAGTAGAGTTTTGATTAATTTGTATTTTACCAAGAACTGATAAATTCTCTGTTGGATTTGTGGTTCCAATTCCAACTTTAGAAAGTGTGTGAATTCCTGCAGATGTTGTGACCCACTGAGAAGAACTTCCACCAGCAGCATTAATTGTAACTTGTCCTGTAGATCCAGAAATTGTGATATTAGATCCAGCAACAATGGAAGTAACAATACCGGTTAAGTTTGAACCAGAACCACTAAATGAAGTAGCAGTAACGACACCAGAAATATTAGCGCCAGAAGAAGTTATAATACCACTAAAGTTTCCAGATGTTGCTGTTAAAATTCCAACATAAATGCCATTGGTAGTGCTATTTCCTCTACCTGTTACTGAATTTAAAGTGTCAGTTTCTGTATATGAGGTTAAATATGTATTTGTATCAACACTTCCATCTGCTTTGAGGAATTGTGATGAAGTACCGCCAGACTTTACAAATGAGGTTGCAGTAACAATACCAACAGTAATGTTGGGAGTTCCAGTTAATCCTTGAGCAACTGTTGCAGTAGTTGCAGTACCAGTTAGGTTCCCTACAAATCCGCCAGTTGATGTGGTAACTCCAGAAACACTTAACTGATCTGTGGAAGTAGTTCCAGTAACTGTTATACCTGACGTAGTAACTTGAAGCCTAGTGTTGTTATTATAATAAAATGTTGTTCCGCTTGGTGCAAAGTTAGCAAAAGTTCTTGTATTAGCAGCGTTCTGGATACTATGTGCATCTGATGAATAAGTAATAGAACTTCCACTAACAATCAAACCAGCAGATGCACTAACGATACTATTAACACTATTATAATAGAGTTGTAAATTGCTACTATCGCCTAATATTAATCTATCATCAGTACCAAAAAATGCAGAGGTTCCGAAACTTACATTACCAGTAAATGTAGTAACACCAAGAGTTGAAACACCAGAAACATTAAGTTGTGGAACACGTAAAGTACTATCGGTGACTTGCATTGCACCAGCAGCAAGTCTTACCCCATTGGGAACTTGAGTGCTACCAATTCCGATTGCATAATTACTAATCCAAGCATCAGTTCCAAGACCAGAGAAAGTTCCAGACTTGAACCACATAAAC